CCAAAAGCAGAAGTGCATGGCACTCGCAAACAAGACAATGTGGAGTGGTTACATGGAGTTCATTTTGATGCAAGATGCGCAATTGGTGGAATACCTCAGTTTTTCAGGACAACAAGTAAGTCTTTTCCTGGGACTCCTTTTCTAGTACCTGATAAAGAAAAGGTTGATATGTGGAAGTCCATGTTTAAGACATGGGGTAAGACAGTCATAGGCATCACAACTAAAGGTGGTACATTTAGAACAAACTCTAAAGGTCGTCAACTTACAGAAGATGACTTACAGCCACTATTAAGACGCAAAGACATACAGTTAGTTAGCTTAGACTATAGCGTAGAACGCAAAATTGATGGTATTAAGTACTTTGAATTTGCAACAGACGCAAAAGACTATGACGTTACAGCATCTTTAATAGCTGCATGTGATATGAATTTAGGTGTAAACACTACAGCATTGCATTGTAGTGCTGCTATGGGCATAAAAACATGGTGCTTAGTACCTAAATGGCATCAATGGCGTTATGCTCAACCAAGTATGCCATGGTATAGACACATGAGACTCATTTACCAAGACGATAGAACATGGAAAGAAGTCATTGAGCAACTTAATATCTAACGAATATAGGGAAATGCAGGCAAAACTGCATGAAAACCCTGAATACGGTATAGCAAGTACGTATTTTGCACCAATTGTTGATGATGTTATACAAAGTTTTGGTATTAAGTCGTTATTAGACTACGGTGCAGGTAAATGTAGACTAAAAGATAGCATTAAGTCTGAAGTTATTTACACTCCTTATGAACCAAGTAACCCATTATGGAGTCAAACACCAGAACCAAATGAATTTGTAACATGTATAGACGTTCTTGAACACATAGAACCTGAATTACTAGATAATGTACTAGATGACTTAAAAAGAGTCGTAGATAAATATGGACTATTTACAATACATACAGGTCCAGCAATGAAAACTCTACCTGATGGTAGAAACGCACATCTTATACAACAACCTTTAGAGTGGTGGAACAAACAATTAAACACTCGCTTTACTATAGTTAAACAAGTAAAGATAGAAAACGGTTGTATCGTATTAGTTAAAAAACTTTAAGGAAATTACATGGCTTTTACCAACTATACCAGTTTCGTGACTGTGGTAGAGAACTACCTTGCACGTACAGACTTGTCATCACAGATACCTGACTTTATTCAGTTAGCACAAACAAGAATGTCACGTGACTTAAGAACTGAAAAGATGTTAAAGGTAGCAACAGCTCCAATTACTTCAGGTGATGGTACATTAGCTGTGCCTTCTGATATGTTAGAAGTAAGAGAAATACATTTACAAGGTAACCCTCCTGTTATTTTAGAGTTTCAGTCACCAGACTTATTCTTTAAAAACTTTCAAACGTCATTATCAGGAAGACCATTTTATTTTACAATGCTAGGTTCAGAGTTCCAATTTGCGCCAAAACCTAATGGTAGCTTTACAGCACAAATTCTATACTATGCACAACCTACATTTATATCAACAACAACAGCTAGTAACTTATATCTAGCTAATTACCCAGACGCTTTATTATATTCAACTCTAGCAGAAGCAGAGCCATATTTATTGAATGATGCACGTATTCAAACATGGTCAGCTTTATATGACAGAGCAATTGCTAATATTAAAACAAGCGACTTGGGTCAAACATACCCATACACTTCACTAAGCGTAACACCAAGATAAGGACACTATTATGGCAGAAATGAGTAACTACCTAGAGAACGCACTTTTAAATGCTACTCTAAACGGCACAACATATACAGCACCAGCTAACGTATACGTATCACTATGGACAACAGACCCTACAGACGCAGGTACTGGTAATGAAGTTTCAGGTGGTTCATACGCTAGAACTGAAATTACATTTGCTACAGCTTCAGGAACTTCAGGTCAAATATTAAATGACGCAGCAGTAGAATTTCCACAAGCTACAGCTTCATGGGGAACAGTTGCATACTTTGGTATTAATGATGCTTCTTCAGGTGGTAACCTTTTATATCACTCACCATTAACTACTTCAAAAGCAATTGACACAGGCGATATTTTTAAATTCGCAGTAGGTTCAGTTTCAGTAACATTAGCTTAAGGTAAATTATGCCAGTACCAATGACGCTAGAGCAACTAGACGTTTATGGTAGTTTGGAAAATGTACCATATAGTTTAGATAATACATTTTATGATAATGGAACTACCATTTGTGGTCCTTGGACATTAGACCAGTTAGACGCATTTGGTAGTTTAGACGCATTAGCTATTTCGCTAGATGACCCATTATGGACTACAGCAGCCTGTATTAATTTATCTACAGGCGCTATTACTTCAGATGCAAATGTAGTAGGTAATGCAGTAAGAATAAGACAAAGCACAGGTGCTGTTACCGGTGACGCTTCAGTTACAGGAAATGGTATTAGAGTAGCTACAGGCGAAGGTGCAATTACTGCCAATGCTCAATTAGAAGGTAATGCTTCAAGAATTACATTTGATAGTGGTGCAATTACAGGCTCTGCCACAGTCGTTGGTAATGGTAATAGGGTAGCACTAGCATCAGGTGAAATAAATGCGTTAGCAAGCGTTTCTGCAAGTCCTAGCGCTATTTATACATTCTCTGGAGCAATAACTGCTGAAGCTACAGTAACAGGAAATGGTGTTCGTTACAGACTTTCTACAGGTTCTATCACAGGAAATGCTCAATTAGAGGGTGCTGGTGACAGAATTAGAACATTTGATGGCTCTATAGAAGGTTATGCTTCATTAGTAGGTCTAGGTGGCGTTCAATACGCAGGCAATGCTGACATTACATGTGAAGCAAGTCTAGTAGGTAACCCAAATTCAATTTGGTATGGCTTAGGAAGTATTACAGGTAATGCCACAGTCACAGGTTTAGGTAAGATATTAGGTGAAGAATGGTCACCAGTTACACCAGGTTCAGAGTCATGGACTGACGTAACACCAAGTAGCGATACTTGGACGGAAATAACAGCAGGTGGTAGTTCATGGACTGATATAAGTTTTGGTTCAGACACATGGACAGCATCAAGTTCAAGCAACGATACATGGGTAAATAGTTAATTTAAGGAACAATTATGGCAAAAGATAAAATTAGTCAGTACGACTCAACAAGTGCTGGCGCAAATTTAAACACAGACATTGCAGGTATTAATATTGATGAGGGTTGCGCACCTTCAGGTATTAACAATGCTATTAGAACGCTAATGGCTCAAATTCGTGACTTGCAGTCAGGTGTGAGTGGCGATACTATTCCTGTAACAGCAGGTGGTACAGGTTCAGGTACAACTTCTTCAGCTAGAGCAGCTTTAGGTCTTGCTATTGGTACAGACGTATTAGCACCTCCTTCAGGCACAGCTATTCTAAAAGCTAATAGTGGTGGTGCATTAGCAAACGCTACAGCAGGTACAGACTATGTAGCTCCAGCCACAGCTACAACATTTACTGCTACTCAAACATTTACAGGTTCAACCACAGCTATTGCTGCAGTATTTCAAGATGCAGCAGAAGTAGCAACTGTATCAGCAACTGCAGCTACAGGTACTATTAACTATGATGCTACAACACAGTCTGTGTTATACTATACAACTAATGCTTCAGCTAACTGGACAGTAAACTTTAGAGGTAATGGTACAACATCTTTAAATACGCTTATGTCTACAGGTCAAGCTATTACATTAGTATTTTTAGTATCACAAGGTGCTACTGCTTACTATAACAACGCAGTCACTATTGACGGTACATCTGTCACACCTAAATATCAAGGTGGCACAGCATGGTCTAGCGGTAATGCTTCAGGAATTGATGCTTACTCATATACCATTATTAAAACAGGTTCAGCAACATTCTCTGTATTCGCAGCTCAAACACAATTCAAATAGGAATTAACAATGTCATTATTGTCAAGACTAGCCGTACAAGCCGCAAGAGCTTATGGTATCTTATCAGCCGCAGATAAAAATAAAGTAGTAGCTGACTACCTTGTAGTTGCAGGTGGAGGTGGTTCAGGAGGCGGTGGTGGTGGAGCAGGTGGCTATCAAACTTCTACAGCAAATTTATCTACACTTAACACTTATTCTATTGCAGTAGGTGCAGGTGGTTCAGGTGTAGTTTGCGTTGGTGGAGGAACTTCTGGTATAGCTGGTTCTAATTCATCTATTTCAGGCACAGGATTATCTACTATTACTTCTGTTGGTGGTGGTTACGGAGGTGGTGGAGTTAATGGTGGTTCTGGTGGCTCTGGTGGTGGTTCTGGTTCATCAGGTAGTCTTGTTGGTGGAGGTTCAGGCACATCAGGTCAAGGTAATAATGGTGGAGGCAATGGTGGTTTTACTTCTTCTCCATTTCCAGCAGGTGGTGGTGGCGGTGCAGGTGCAGTAGGAGGTACAGCTACATCAACTACACAAGCAGGTAATGGTGGTGTTGGTTTAGCATCATCTATTTCAGGTTCTTCAGTTTATTATGCTGGTGGCGGTGGTGGTGGATATTATTCTACAGGTGGAACTGCTACAACTGGTGGTACTGGAGGTGGTGGAGCTGGTAATAGTAATACAGGTAATGCAGTATCAGGAACTGCTAATACTGGAGGCGGTGGTGGTGGAACTGGTCCATCTTATTTAGGCGGTTCAGGCGGTTCAGGCATAGTCATCATATCTTACACATCTGCTACACCTAAATTCGTAGGCGGCACAATTACTACTTCAGGTGGTAAACAAATACACACATTCACATCTTCAGGCACATTAAGCCCTATTACACCTATTACAGCTAGTTATTTAGTCGTAGCTGGTGGTGGTGGAGCAGTAGGTAACAGGTCAGGCGGTGGTGGTGCTGGTGGTTTACTTACAAGTTCTACTACACTCTATTCAGGTGCTACATACATTGTAACTGTAGGAGCAGGTGGAGCAGGTGGTGCTGGCAATGCAGCTGTAACTTCTACTCAAGATGGGTCTAACTCTGTATTATCAGGAACTGGTTTAACCACAATTACTGCTACAGGTGGTGGAGGTGGCGGTGGAACTAATAACCCATCAAGCGGAAGGTCTGGTGGTTCTGGCGGTGGTGCAGGTGGAGATAACGCTACAGGAGCTACAGGTGGAACAGGAACTTCTGGTCAAGGTTTTGCAGGTGGAACTTCAGCAGCTGGTGGTGGCGGTGGAGGCGGTGGTGCATCTGCTGTAGGTTCTAATGGTTCAAGTAATACTGGTGGTAATGGCGGTGCAGGCACAGCATCAAGTATTTCAGGCACTTCAGTTACATACGCTGGCGGCGGTGGTGGCGGTGCTACTACTACTGCTGGAACTGGAGGTGCTGGTGGTGGAGGTAATGGTGCAGGTGGTTCTCCAACTACACAATCACGAGGTGTTGATGGAACACAAAATTCAGGTGGTGGTGCTGGTGGTGGTTCTAACTATGTAACTACTGCAGTTACTCAAGCATCAGGTGGCTCTGGTATCGTTATCATCTCATACGCTGGCTCACAAGCATTTAACGGTGGTCTAGTCACATCATCAGGTGGTAACACTATCCACACATTTACTTCTACAGGTGCTTTAACACCATTAACAAATAACCTAACTAACTCTTTAAGGTTTAGAAGTAGTGCGAGTGCAAGACTATCAAGAACATTTGCAACTACAGGCACAAACAATAAAATACAAACATTCTCTGCATGGGTAAAAAGAGGTCTATTAAGTAGTTCAACAACTTATAGACTAATGGGTTGCTATGATGGAAGTTCAGCTAACTCTACAGAAATTAACTTTAATAATGACACTTTAAGAATTGAATTTGGTGGTGCTGCATCTAATTCATTAATAACTACACAAGTATTTCGTGACCCTTCAGCTTGGTATCACATTGTAATTGCAATAGATACAACACAAGCTACTGCGGCTAACAGAATTAAAATGTATGTGAATGGTAACCAAATTACTGCATTTGGAACTGCAAACTATCCATCACAAAATGCTGCTTCACAATTAACAAGTGCAAATGCTAACAATTCTATTGGTGCAGGTTGGTCAGGCTTTGAATACTTTGACGGTTACATGACTGACATTAACTTCATTGACGGTCAAGCACTAGAACCCTATTACTTTGGTAACAATGACGCTAATGGTGTATGGAAACCTATCCTATATAAAGGCACATACGGAACTAATGGTTTCTACTTAACATTTGGCAACACAACATCCACTACAACATTAGGCTATGACTCATCACCTAATGGCAATAATTGGACTTGTAACAATATTAGCTTAACTGCTGGCACAACTTATGATGCTATGACAGACGTGCCTACTAATACAAGTGCGACTGTGGCGAATTACCCAACGCTTAACCCATTGTCAAATACTTCTACATTAACAGAGGCTAACTTAAGTGCATCTAACATATTACTTGCTGGCACTACAATGGCAACACCAAGCACAGGTAAATGGTATTTTGAATACACACAAACAACTTCTATCCCAAGTGGTTCATTATGGGTAGGTGTTTCATCTAATACTAATGCTGTAGCAGATAACCAATTACAAGGTTATTCATACGCAAGTGATGGTCGTAAAGTAGCATATAATTCTTATACATCAGGTTATGGTTCAACATGGACTAATGGTGATGTTATTGGTTGTGCATTAGACTTGGATAACCAAACAATTACATTCTATAAAAACAATGTAAGTCAAGGAACAGCATTTACAAGTATTACTGCTCAACCTTATGTATTTGCTTTATCAGCAGGTGGTGCAGCTTCTACTAAAGGTGGTTCTATAAATTGTGGTCAAAGACCATTTGCATACACACCACCTACAGGCTTTGTAGCACTAAACACATATAATTTACCTACACCTACTATATTGCAAGGTAATAAGTATATGGATGCAACATTGTGGACAGGTAATGCAACAACAAATGTAATAGTTAATCAAAGTCAATTTAAACCTGACTTTGCATGGATTAAAGGTAGAGGTAACGCTGAAAATCATGCACTATTTGACTCTGTTCGTGGAGCTAATAAAAATTTAGCGTCTAATACAACAGCTATTGAAGGCACTCAAACTGACATGCTTATGTCATTTAATTCTAATGGCTTTACATTAGGAGCAGATGGTAATTGGCAAGTAAATAAAGCCGCTACAACTTATGTAGGTTGGCAATGGCAAGCTGGTCAAGGCTCAACATCATCTAACACTTCAGGCTCTATTACATCTACTGTATCTGTAAACACAACTGCTGGGTTTAGTGTGGTGACTTATACAGGAAATGGAACAACTGGAGCTACTATTGGTCATGGATTGGGTGTTGTTCCTAAAATGATAATTTTTAAAGATAGAGATAGTGTTACAAATTGGCCTGTATATCATGTTTCATTAGGTAATGCTACAGCAGTTAATGTAAACCAAACAAATGCTTCTTTTGCTTCATCATCATTTAATAGCACAACGCCAACATCTACATTAATTACTCTTGGTGGAAATGGATTAGATGTAAATAATACTAGTAAAAAAATGTTAGCTTATTGCTGGGCAGAAATAAATGGATTTAGTAAATTTGGTTCTTACACAGGTAATGGTTCTGCTGATGGTAGCCTAATTTACACTGGCTTTAAACCTAAATTTATTATGATAAAATGTACAGATACTGCTGGAACTGCGTGGGTTACTTATGATACAGCTAGAGATACATATAATGTAGCTGGTAATATTCTATTGCCAAATAGCAGTAGTGCAGAATTATCAGGATATTCTTTAGATATATTATCTAATGGCTTTAAACATAGACAAGGTGGTGGTGACCCAAATGCTTCAGGAAGAAATTATATATATGCTTGCTGGGCATCTAACCCATTTAAGAGTAGCAATGCGGTTTGATGGGTAAACTTATAGACATGATGGGTAAGAAGTTTAATAGACTTACCATTGTTTCTAGAGCTGCTAATGAAAATACAAGAGCAGCGTGGAATTGTATTTGTGACTGTGGCAACACTATAACTCTTAATGGCAAGCAAATAAGAAGTGGTCATACAAAGTCATGTGGTTGCTATCGTAAAGAAGTAACTTCTAGTCAAGGCTATAAGAATAAATATAGTATTGAATATGTTAAGGCAAAAATAAAAGAAAATGGTTTTGAGTTGCTTTCTGAATACAAAGGTATACTAAAACAAGGTAAGTTTAGATGTTTATGCTGTAAACTTGAGTTTACTAGAAAAGTTGCTACATCACTAAATAATACAAGTGGATGCCCTAGCTGTTCTAAACTTAACAATGGTTTCATGCAAGCAGATACTTTTGAAAGAAAGCCACACTTAAAAGAATTAGACTCTCGTTTATATCTTATGGAGTTTGATAATGGTATAGAACACTTTTGGAAACTTGGTATTACTAGACAAAAGTTACATGATAGAATTAGAAAGATACCTTATAAATTAGTATCTATTCAAACTATTAGTGGTAAATTGTATGAAATATACAAAGCAGAAAAGATGTTAAAGCAACAAAATAAACAACACAGATATAGACCTAAAACATATTTTGCTGGTCATACTGAATGTTTCTCTAAATTAATTAATATAGGATGGAATTAACTATGGCTCACTTTTGCCAGCTTAACGAAGAAAACATAGTAACACAAGTAATTGTTGTTGCTAACCAAGACACAGCAGATAAAGACGGTGTAGAGAACGAAGCTATTGGAGCTGAATTCTGCACTAACTTACTAGGTGGTCGTTGGAAACAAACATCTTACAACGGTAATATCCGTAAAAACTATGCAGGTATTGGCTACAAGTATGATGCTGACCTAGACGCTTTCATTCCACCACAACCATTTGCTTCATGGACTTTAGACGAGTCTACTGCACAATGGAAAGCACCTGTAGACTATCCTACAGACGGTAAGAGATATACTTGGAATGAAGAAACAACATCTTGGGACGAAGTAACAGTTTAAGGAAAATGAATGCCTACCCAAAGAATACAATTTACAGAGTGGTTACCAGACCAACCTACGACTACTGGAGCTTTGCTAGAAGCTAATAATGTCTATCCTTTAACGATAGGTTATGGTCCGTTTCCATTATCTGCTGACTATTCTGGTGCTGCGAGTGAAAACCTAAACAATGTAACTGCTGCTAAATTTGAATTAAGCACAGTATTATTTGCAGGTGGCACTACTAAACTATTTAAGTTTAACCCAGCTACTGCAGCTTTAGACAATGTATCTAAAACAGGTGGCTATAGTGGTGCAGACCGTTGGAGCTTTACACAATTTGGTAACGCTGTATTAGCTTCTAATAACCAGTCTAAAATACAAGCATGGTATGTAGGCACTTCTACTGCTTTTGCAGACGTATCTGCTACAGCTCCTATCGCTAAATACATTACAGTAGTTCGTGACTTTGTAGTCGCTGCTAACATTAACGGTACAGCTAATAAACTACAATGGTCAGACATTAATGACGAGACTGACTGGACTTCAGGTGGTGCATCACAAGCTGACTATCAAATTTTAGCAGAAGGTGGAAACATTACCGGTATTACAGGTGGTGAATTTGGTATCGTCTTACTAGAACGTGCTATTTACCGTATGTCATATATTGGTTCACCATTATTCTTCCAATTTGACGCTATCTCACGTAATTTAGGTTGTAATACACCAGGTTCTATTACACAATATGGACCTAATACATACTTCTTAGCTGATGACGGTTTCTATGCGTGTGATGGTACTAATGTCTATAACATTGGTAACGATAAAGTAGACGAATACTTCTACGAAAACATGGCTTTAGCACAACAAGACACTATTAGTGCTGCTATTGACCCTATTCGTAATATTGTGGTATGGAATTATCCTAATACTAACGGTGGTCGTTCATTACTTATTTACAATTGGCTAGTTAAAAAATGGTCATCTGCTGACACTACAGTAGAATACATTGTATCTTTAGCGTCTTCTTCTATCACATTAGAAGGTTTAGATGCTTATGGAACATTAGACTCACTTCCTGCATCTTTAGACTCACGTGTATGGTCAGGTGGTAAGTTCTTATTTGGTGGTGCAGACGGTGCTAAAATTGCAACATTTACAGGTTCTAACTCTACAGGTTCTATCGTAGTAGGTGAAATGGAATTTGGTTATAACTCTATAGTGACTAATGCAAGGGCGCAAGTAGATAACGGTGCTTGTACTATGGCTATATCATCACGTAAAGAATTAAATGGCAATATAAATTACAGTTCTACAGTTACACAAAATTCTAATGGTACATGTCCATTACGTTCTTATGGTCGCTATCATAGAATTAGAGTCACACCTACAGGTTCATGGTCACATGCTATATCTATAGACGTAGACTACACACAAAGTGGGAATAGATAATGTCTAGAGACATGTATCGTAAACTGAATTGGCAAGGTGGTACGCCAAGAGAAGTTTCAGAAGTAGTAAACAATTTAGTAGAAGGTAAGTCTAATAACACAGGCGAAATTACTTTAAACGCTAGTGGTGCTACTACTACAACTATTTATGATGAACGTATAGGTTATAACTCAGTCGTATTGTTAATGGCAACTACTGCTACAGCAGCAGATGCAGCTAATACTGCATTACCTTATGGTTCATGGCAAAATACTACAACACATACAGCAGCAGCAGCTAATACAGCTTATGCTATTGACTTAAATACTACAGACTTTCAAGAAGGTATTGAATTATTAAGTAGTACTCATTTAAAAGTTAAGTATTCTGGTATTTATAATGTTCAGTTTAGTCTTCAATTATCTAGTTTATCTAATGCAACACAAGATGTAGACGTATGGTTTAGAAAAAATGGTACAAATATACCAAGTTCTAATAGTCGTTTTGGTTTAGCACCTAGAAAAAATGCTACAGACCCATATAACGTCATTGCATCACTTAATTACTTTGCATCTTTAGCTGCTGATGACTATATAGAGCTTGTTTGGAGTACTACAAGTACAGATGTTACTATAAATGCTGTTACAGGTTTAACTTCACCTACAAGACCTAATATTCCTAGTGTTATTGTCACTATGTTATATGTTTCAGGTGATGGTTATTCTACAGGTTTATTTGGTGGTGTTTATATTAGTTCTACTACTAAAGGTAGTGCTGTTATCACACATCCAGCTAATACTTTAACTACAAAGACATACAGGTATTTAGTCGTAGCGTGATATAATTGTAGGATGATATTACACTATATACCTAAAGATAATTTACGTCAACATTGGGACTATGTAAAACATGGTCTTGAATTAGTAAGACAACGTGGTCATACATCTTGGATAGTAGAAGATGTTTACTGTGACTGTTATGAAAATAGGTCTATGTTATTTGTAGGCATTATTAATAACAAAGCAGTAGGTTTCGTAGTATTACAACCATTAGGAGACACACTTCATGTATGGGCTTCTTGGTCTACTATTAATGACCAAACACTTTTTCATCAAGCATGGCAAGAAATACAACAAATAGCAAAACAAGGCGGTAAGACTAAAGTTACATTCAATTCACAAAGAAAAGGATGGGAACGTAGAGCTAGACAAATGGGTTTTAAACCTCAAACATGGGAATATACGTTATAAGGAAATAATATGGGCGGACAAGTTCAACCAAATGCACCAACACAGGTCTATTACGACCCTGAAAAACAACAATATTTTAGTTATAAAAGAGAAAGTACAGGTAATTTTTTAGGAGATATGTTAATTGGAGCTAACGTTCCTGTGACTGTAAATGGTCAACCAGTATCTCAAGAAAGAATGTATTTAGCTAGTCCCTATGGCACAAGTGCAACTAATAGAATACCACAAGGTACAGTATCTGCATATCCTAGCACAGACGCATTATTCCCAACATTAAATGCAGGTTTAATTAATAGTTTATTATCATCTACACAACCTACAGGTGCTATGTATGGCGCAGGTAAATATCTAACAGGCACAAATTTATTATCAATGCCAACAACAACTACTTCAGAAAGCAAAGGCAAATAGTATGAAATTATTACATTTTCTTATTCCAGCATTAAGTAACTACTTCACATTATGGGGTGGAGGTGGTTCTGGTGGAGGAGGTTCTACTACATCTAAAACTACTTCTGAATTAGACCCTACAGTTAGACCGTATGTAGAATATGGTTTACAAGAAGCTAAAGGTTTATACCAAACTCCTGGTCCTTCTTACTATCCTGGTCAAACATATATTGGACCTTCTGCACAAACTTCTGCATCACTACAAGCAGCTCAAAATAGAGCATTAATGGGTAGTCCACTTCAGCAAGCAGGTCAACAACAACAATTAGGAACTATTGGTGGACAATACTTATCTGCTGGTAACCCATACTTCACACAAGCATTAGCAGGTCCTACACAACAAGCTACACAAGCATATAATGACGCTATCAAAGCTGCACAAGGTACTGCTTCTATGGCAGGTCGTTATGGTTCAGGTGTATCTGCTGACATTCAAAATAGAGCAGCACAAACATTATCTAATACATTAGCTAATAAATATGGTGAACTTGCTTATCAAAACTATGCAGCAGAACGTGCTGCACAAAATGCAGCAGCAGTAAATGCTCCAGCTATGGCTGCAGCAGACTATGCTGATATTCAACAATTAGCTAACGTAGGTAAAACTGCTGAAGGTTATCAACAAACAGCATTACAGTCAGCTATTGACCGTTATAACTACGAACAAAACTTACCATATCAAAAACTTTCTGCATACCTTGGTGCTGCTTATGGTACACCAATGGGTCAAGTTTCTACATCACAACAACAGTCATCAGGTGGTGGCAAAATTGTATGTACAATGATGAACGAGTCTTATGGCTTTGGTTCATACAGAAATGCAGTATGGCTCAAACATTCAGCAAATATGCCTAATAGAGAAACATACCAAAAAGGCTATCATAAACTATTCTTACCATTAGTAGACTTTGCTAAAGGTAACGGTAAACTTAATAAACTTGTAAAAGTGGTATTAGAACATATTGCAAGACATAGAACATCTGACATTTACTTAGAAATGAAAGGTAAACGTAGAGATACATTAGGTCGTATTTACAGAGCAGTATTAGAACCACTTTGCTTATTAGCAGGAAAGGTAGGTAAATAATGGGCGCACCAGTATTAATTCCAGCAGCAATAGGTGCTGTAGGTTCAGCAGCAATGGGTAAAAGCCCTATCACCGGTGCTTTAATGGGTGGTGCTTTAGGTGGTTTTGGTTCAAGTTTATTTAGCGGTGCAGCAGCAGGTGCAACAGGTGCTAATGCAGCAGGAGCAGCAGCTCCATCTTCATTATTTGGTGCTACAGAAGCTATTAGTCCATTTACTCCTACAGGCGTATTAGGCACACAAACAATGAACGCAGCATTAACAGGTTTAGAACCAGCATTAGGTCAAGCAGGCGCACAATTTGCAGCACAAAATGCACCTTTATATACAGGTTCTACAGGTATGTTTGATGTAGGTGGTACACAAAACCAAATTTTAGGTGGCATTGGTCAATCAACTGCAGCAACAGGTGGTGGATATGACCCATCTTTAATGGGAAGCGTTAAACGTGGTCTTGAAACAGGTTATGGTTCACTATCAGACTGGGCTAAAGCTAACCCTATGCAAGCATTATCTACTACAGGTCAAGCTATTCAAGCAGTAAGACCACAAGAACAAGCTCAACAAACTGCACAACCTGTAATTCCTCCTATTACTAGAGGCACATATAATGCTGCACCTACATTAGGTATGGGACAAAATGAAAAAGTAGCTACAAGGTTACAAGTAACTCCTAACCAATTGCAACTTTATCCTTCATTATTTAGAGGAGGCTTCTAACATGGCTTTTTTCCCAACAAACACAGGTGGTTTGTTTGATGGTATAAATATATTTGGTGCTAGACAGCCTGACTATTTAGGTGGTTTATTATCACCTGAAGAACTACAAAAAATTCAGAACCAGTCATTACTTCAAGGAGCATTAGGAACTGTTGCAACATATTTAGCACAACCTAAAAACCAAGGATATGGCTCTGCATTACCTTATTTAGGTAAAGCGTATCTTGGTGGTATGCAAGCATCACAAGGTGCTTATGACACAGCTACACAAAATTTACTTACTAAAGGTAAATTAGCAGAATTAGCAAGAGAAGCAGAAACTGCTAAATTAAGTAGAGAAGCTCAACAAGAACTTTTACAAGACCCACGAGTTCAGTCTAATTCTGTATTAAAAGCATTAGTGTCTAAAGGTGATATTAAAGGTGCTTCAGAATACTTAGCTCCACAACCTTCAAATGAATATGACAGATATGCACTAGCATATAAAGAAAAACCATTTGTTCAACTTACTGCACCTGAAAAACAAGAAATTATTAAACAAGTGCAAGAAGATAAGAAAGCACAAGCTACTCAAATTAACTTAGGTAGTCCTGTAGCTGGTGTAGATGCACAAGGTAACCCTGTATTCTTTCAACCATCTAAAGCAGGTGGTCAAGCAGTTATTGTTCCTGGCATTAAACCATTACAAGAACCTAAAGCTCCTACTGAGTCACAAGCTAAAGCACAAACATTCTATAGCCAAATGACTTCAGCAAGCAGAGAATTAGAAAACTTACAAAAACAAGGTTTTGACCCTAATTCATTAGCAAGTCAAACACAAGTAAAACTAGCTGGTACTCCTGCTAGAATTGTTGTAAGTCCAGAAGCACAAGGTGCAAGACAAGCTCAAGAACAATGGGCAGAGTCATTCTTACGTATTAAAACAGGTGCAGCAGCCACTAAAGACGAAGTTACAAGAAACGTAGCTACATTCTTCCCACAAATTGGTGACTCTCCACAAGTAATTGAACAAAAAGCTCGTATGCGTCAACAAGCTGAACAAGATGTTTTAGCAATGACTAAGCCAGGTAGTGTAGGTCCAAAACCTAAAGAATTATCTGCACAAGATAAACAGGCTTTAGACTGGGCTAATTCTAACCCAACAGACCCAAGAGCAATTCAAATAAAACAAAAATTAGGACTTTAAAATGGCAGAATTTAACCCTGATGAATATTTAAAGGGTAGTGCAACATTTAACCCTGACGAATATTTAGGTATTAAAAAAGAACCTGCAAAACCAGCAGTACAAAAACGTTCTAATATTGACGAATTAAAAAGACAATTAGGTCTAACAAGTCGTTATTTAACAGAAGGTATTGTTGGAACTGCTGACTTTTTAGCAACACCTGTAAGACAAGGTTTAAATGCTATTTTACCTGAAAATTTACAAGCTAAACCTGTAGCTGAAGTATTAACTAGAAACTTACCACAACCTGAAAATACAAAAGAAAGACTTGTTGCAGACGTATCACGTACATTAGTAAGTACAGGAACTGGTATGGGATTAGCTAAAGCAGCTAAACCTGTTACAGAAATTGGCAAAGCTATTAAAGAAAGTATTATATCTAATGCACCTACACAAGCAGCAAGTGCTATTGGTGGTGGCTTAGGCACAGGAACTGCTAGAGAAATGGGTGGTGGTGTTGTAGGTCAAACAGTAGGTGGTTTAGTAGGTAGTTTAACAGGTGCTGGTCTTGTAAAACCACAAGCTGTTGGTCCATCTACACAACAATTACAAAATGCTACTAGAGACGAAACACTTAAAATAGGTAGAGAAGCTGGTTATGTTGCATTACCTACAGATGTAGGTGGTAGAAAAACAGGTCGTTTCTTAGAAGGTGTTTCCGGTAAATTTAAAACAGAAGAATTAGCTAGTGCTAGAAACCAACAAGTTACTAATAACCTTACTAAAAAATATTTAGGTTTACCTGAAGACGCACCATTAACTTCAGAAGTATTGGAAAATGCAAGAACATCTGTATATCCTGCTTATGAAGCTATTGCAGAAACAGGTACTATTACTTTAGGTAATAAAAACCCATTCTCTAATATTGTGACAGGTGTCAATAAAGTTGCAGGTGGTAAAAATGCACTTATGCAAGATGTACCTGATACATATACTATGGATGCTGCAACAGCTATTCAAAAACTAAAAGAGTTACGTAGTGATGGTAGTGCTTATTTACGTTCAGGCACTAACATTATGAAACCTAACCCTAAAGAAGTAGCACGTGGTAATAGATATTTATCTGAAGCAGATAAGCTAGAAAAAGCAATTGAAAACCATGTTATTAAATTAGGTCAACCTGAATTAATTAACCAGTTTAGAGATGCAAGAAAATATATTGCTAAAACATTCACAGTAGAAAAAGCATTAAACCCACAAACAGGCACTATAGATGCTAAAAAGATAGCTAAACAATTAGACCAAGGTGTGCCTATTACAGATGAATTAGCTTTAGTAGGTAAGTATGCACAAGCATTTCCTAAAGCAACAAAAGTAGTAGCAGAAGCACCTGCACCATTTTCAGTATTAGATATATATGGTGCTGGAGCAGGAGCTGGAGTTGATATTATGACTGGTGTGCCTGCATTATCTCTTTTAGCTCCAGGAAGACTTGGTGCTAGATATGGTTTAATGACACCACAAGGTCAAAGAATGTTTGCAACACCTCAATATACGCCTAAAACAGTACCATTTGTACCGTATCAAGGCTTACTTAACATTCAAGAATAAGGAATAGTAATGGTAAAGAACGACACAGACTCACGTTTAAATACGCATGAAGAAGTTTGTGCTATTCGCTATGAGCAAATAAATGCAAGACTCAAGCGTTTAGAGCAAATACTTTTAGGTACAGCAGGTTTCGTTATTGTATTTTTATTAACACACTTTGCAAAATGACATTTATCACAGAGAACAACATAGCTAATTTATATTCAGCTTTAATAGAGTTCCCTGTGTTTGACGAGTATAAACTTCCACCGGCAAGTAAAGTAGACTTCGTAGTAGTGCATGACGATACTATCTGTGGACAATACGAACCACCAGAAGCAGGTGAACCACATGTCATTACTATATCTACTGCAAAGTGTGGACATTTAGATACAGTTATCAAAACTATCTGTCACGAAATTATCCACATGATATGCTATCTTGAAGCACCTAAAACAGAGAAATATACAAGTCATAAAGGTTTATTCTTAAAACTACAAAAGAGAGTAGCTAATACACTTGGCTACGACCCTAAAGAACTATAAGGAGAATATCATAGACCCTATTACCATACTAGCAGCATTAGGACCTTTAGCAGTAGACTTAGGTAAATCACTTATTAATCGCTTTGTAGCGCCTGACCAATTTAAACCTGCTACGATAGAACAATATGCTCAGATGAAAAACATTGACCTAGAGTTCTTTAAAGTCATGAATGAAGCTGGTAGTGGTAATCCATCATATCCATGGGTAGAAGCTATTGTAAGACTTATGCGACCAGCTATAGGTTTATTAGTATTAGCAACATGGGCTACAATGCACCTACAAGGTATCGCAACACAAGAAGTAGATAACTTTGCTAGTGCTGTAGGTTTCTATCTCTTTGGGGAACGTAGTTTATTCTACATTAAAAAGAAATGATAGTCTTAAACATACTTAACTTTATCGGTTTAGCTATACTTAAATTATTAGTCGTATCCTTGCTATTCGTAGCTATGGGTTTCTCTATTCTATTTATGTATGCTATGCAATATCTTACACAAGCTCTAACTTATATAGACAAAAATGTTAATTGAAGTAAAAAGGTTTGAGTTTAAAGACACGCATACTATAGGTAAGATGTATATAGATAATATATACGAATGTTACACATTAGAAGATGTTGTTAGAACAGGAGCTAAAGTAAATGGACAAACAGCTATTCCTACTGGCACTTATAACGTCATTATTAATCATAGCAATCGTTTCAATAGGGATTTACCTTTACTAGAAAACGTGCCTAACTTTACCGGTGTTCGTATTCATTCAGGTAATACATCTGCTAATACAGAAGGATGTATATTAGTAGGCACTACATGGTCAGGCAAAGACTTTATCGGTAATTCTAAAGTAGCGTTTAACAAACTATTTGAGAAGCTACAAAAAGCTAAAACAGCAACAATTAAGATATGCTAGATTATTTTATCTGCGACATATTGTGCGCTATTACTCATTTTAAATACGTGTTTCTAATGCTAATTTTATATCTAGTATATAATAAAGTATCTCAACAATAGGAGAGTTACTTGAAGATTTTACTTTTAGATATAGAGTGCGCACCAAATCTTGCAACAGTATGGGGTATATGGCAACAAAACATTGCACTTAACCAACTCCTAGAGTCATCATACACACTATGCTATGCAGCTAAATGGTATGGTGAGAAAAAGATTATGTTTGACTCTGTATATAAAACAGACCGTAAAACAATGCTAAAGTCTATTCATAAACTTATGGATGAAGCTGACGCAATAGTTCACTATAATGGCAATAGGTTTGATATACCAATGCTTAATAAAGAGTTCCTAGAAGCTGGTATGCCACCTCCTAGCCCTGCTAAACACATAGACTTACTACAAACATCTCGTAGCAAATTTAGATTTGTTTCTAACAAACTAGACTATATTGCACAGCGTTTAGGTCTTGGTAAAAAAACTGCTCACGAAGGTCACGAACTATGGCTTAAAGTGATGAATAACGATAGGTCAGCATGGAAACGCATGGAAGAATATAATAGAAATGACGTTGTATTATTAGAGAAAGTATATGACAAGTTTAAAGGTTGGATAAGTAATCATCCTAATCACAATCACTTTTCAGAAGAAAGAGTATGTCCTAGCTGTGCAAGTAGTAAAGTGCAACAACGTGGCTATTCTGTATTAACTGCTGGAAAGTATCCAAGATTCCAATGTCAAAATTGTGGTTCTTGGTTTAGAGGTAACAAAAAATTAACATCAGACAAATCAGAAAAATTCGTCAGAATATAGGATTTATTATGCAACGGTCAGAAGTAGAAATTATCTGTAATCACATGCTAGGTAGAGTGATTGTATCCTGTGAAGCATTACATGGCGATAGCACTATAGTCATCACATTAGATGACGATAGCCTAATTGAAATTAGTGGTGAAGAGTTATCTATCTATGGCGAACTAACGCCAATGGATGATTAGACACAAATCACAATACCATTACTACCTACTTGACACACAGTTACAGAACCATCTGGTGCTAGTATCGTTGTAGTTTGACCCATAGCCTTTTCAGTTCCCCAAATAGCTAATGCAGCCATAACAATCACGAATAACCAATAGACTTTACTCATCATCAAACCTTTCTAAGATAGCTTCTACTTCAGGTGGATTAATAGCATCTTCATCTCTAGTAGCTTCTAATAGCTTATTCTTATACCAATCAGACTTCTCTAAATCTTGTTGTGGATTATCTTTAAACGGATAACGTAAGTCATACTTTAACTTACATCCTTTTAGATACCCAATGTATTCTTCTTTAGTTAAACGACTCTTAATCACATCTATTGCTTCTATACCGCCCACTAAATAATGTGGTGGTCTATTCACCATATCTACCATAACTATCCCCTTATAAAAAATAAATCAATCAACTGATACGTACCATAAAAAAAGCCAAATATACTAAAACCAATCAACAAATAAATACACCAATCAATTACTTTTAGTATCCAGTCCATTTACCATACTCCCTTCCTACACTTACAGACACATAATGTCTATTCTTAAAACGTCTATCTAATACGTCTTGATGAGTTAGTTTAGGCAAGCTAAAGTATCCTTGACTTTCTAAATACTTTAACCTTGTTCTATTAGTTACGCATTGTTGCACAATATCTTTAATGCTGCAACTAGGATGTTCTTGCATATATTTAACGATAAACTTTGCTTGTCGTTGGTCATCTAGTTTAGTGTACATCTTTTACTCCATGAGCTTGTTCTAGCAGTCTAGCAAACTTAAATATTCTATCTAGTGTTACTACTTGACTACCGTATCCAAATGCTGCTTTGTATATCTTAATTATTTCTTCTTGTGTAAGTGGTTTAGAGTCCACCATGTGCCTCCGTTAGTTTCTTACTGTCGTATTTTTTCATGTTAGTTATTTTAATAATATTTTTTGTGTCTGCAATAAGTGGAGTAATAACCCAATTATGCAATTTATTTTTGATGTCTTTTTCAATCTCTAAAGATGTTGGTTTAGATGACATAAAGGCAGACCATACAAGTTTTCCTGTATTATCAAATTCTTCTACGAGATAACCTAGTATTTTATCTTTCATTTGTATAACGCTTTTCTAGCATTTTTAATACATGGAACATCATGCCATTGTGGGTCGTTATTTGTAAATACCTCTATTAACCATTCTAAAGCATAAGTTAATTCTTCATTGTCTTTAATAATTTTTTTTCTAATATGAGCTTCATCCATTACGTCTTTATGGATTTTAGCTAACCACAGTTTAGTATTATGTTCTTGCATTAGTAAAACACCATCCTTCCTATGTGCGTTTTCTTGCGTTTACCGAACCATTCTTTCTTTGGCGGTATTGAGTCATCATGGAAATATAAAGCATTTGCAACTGGGTTAGTATATTTATTATGAACAATCGTATCAATAACAAGTAGTTTAGTCTCCAGATACGCCTTTTCATTAACTGGATGGTGGGACTCATCTTGCACAGCAAACTGATTATTAGCATAAACGACAGAGCATACAGAATAACCCCAAAGACCAGAATGTAACCTATTACGTATAACATTTATCACACCTACCTTTTCTTCTAGTGAACGAGTATTTACCTCATGATACACAGCAGTCGCATAACACGCTATATCTA